TCGCGCAGGCGCGTGGGGGCACTGCGTCCCTCTTGTTCCTGCTCGCGCTCCTGGGCACAGTACCCCGCCGCGCCGGCGGCGATGGCGCTCTCGGCATCGGCGGGGATCGTGGTCGTCGCCGCGCCGTCCAGCCCGTCGATCGTGTGCGGCGCGGTGTACCACACGCGCGCCACGTTGCCCGCCTGCGGCTCGTCCCCCGCGGGCAGGTAGAGGGTGTCGCCCGGCCACAACTGAAAGTCACGCCAGCGCGGCGGGTGTTCTGGGTCGCCCGCCGTGTACGGGCACCAGACGCGGAGGATGTCGATATAAGACAGGCTCGAGATGTCGATCTCGCGCCCGGCGGCGCCGAGGGTGAGCGTCGCGATCGCCCGATGCGGGGCGACCTCCGAGTAGCGTCCCAGTGCCCAGCGTATCGCCTCGTCGATGTCGTCCTGGTCGTAGGCGCGGGCGAGGCGCTGCCAGGCAGGAGGACGGCGCCGCGCCTGGGCGCGAAACGCTTTGTGTTGGTCTTTTCCCCACTGCAGCAAGCGGTCGGGGACGTCCCGGTCAACGTTTAGCGTTTCGGCCAGCTCGACGGCGCGGGACAGGGCCGCGTAGGCGGCGGCTCCGGCCACGACGATCCCGACATCGTCGACGGGGATCGTGGTCGCTGTCGCGCCATCCAGGCCGTCGATCGCGTGCGGGCGGGTGTACCATACGCGCACCACGTCGCCCGCCTGCGGCTCCTCCGGGTCGTCGATGTACAGGATCGCGCCGGGCCACACCTCGAACTGTCGCCAGCGGGGCGGGTAACCCGGGCTGGCCGCGTCATAGTCCCACCACACGCGTTCCACGCGCAGCAGGTCCGGCACGGACGAGAGGTCGATCTCGCGCCCGGCAGCCGAGGCGCATAGTCCTCCAGCGCGGCGCGGATCGCCTCGTCCAGGTCGTCCGCGCTCCAGCGCGCATGGCCCGCGTCCTGCAGGCGCGCTTCGACCCGCGCGCGGATCGCGCTCAGCGTCTCACCGCTCGCCGAGGCGGGCAACGGCTCGGGGAAACCGCTCGCGGCCTCGAGCTGCGTGCGGATCCGGGCGCGCAGCCCGGTCAGGGTAAGGGAACTGGCCATCGTGCCTCCTTGGGTCGAGACCTGGAGACCTGACAGGTTTTCTGAAACCTGTCAGGTCTCTCTCTCTAGTTCTGCAACTGCGCGCCGACGCTATAGGTGATGCTGTCGGCGTTGGCGTGCTCGACGCGGATGCGCCAGCGGTTGGGCAGCGGGTAGGGCGCGACGGCGGTGATGTCGTGCAGCGCGGTGGTCCCGGCGCCGGGATAGACGACATAATTGTATGTGCCCGTGGCGGTGACTGCCGCGCCTTCGAGCAGGGTCACCCATTCGCCGCTTGCGCTGTCCTCGAACTGGACCTTGAGCGTGATCGAGGGGGTTCCGCTGAGCGCCGAGACGTGCAGGGTGGCGACCAGGCCGCGATAGTTGTGGTTTTGCTGCTCGGCGCTGTCGACGCTGGCGGTGCGTGCCATGCTGGAAAGGAGGTTGGTGCGCGAGTTGGTGCGCCACATCTGCCAGTCGCTGCCGGTGTAGAGGTACTGGCACGCGGTGTGGCCGTACGTGTTGGGCGCGGTGGTGGCCATGGCGGTGGCGTACACCGCTCCAGAGCTGTACGAGGTGATCCGGGCGCGAAAGAGGCGCATGCCGGCGACGTTCGCACAAAAGATCGACTTGTCCGCCGTCGTGCGCATGATCTGGCCCGTCTCCAGGTTGATCACCTGGACACCCTGCCAGGTGCTGCCGTCTACCGAGGCCTCGAAAGCCAGCGTCGCGCTCCACGTGCCGTGCGTCTGAATCACGAGCGTTGCCGCGTCGGCGACGACGGCGGGCGTGCCGGCGCCGGTCGCTTGCGCTCCGTCCTGGAGCGTCCACAGGGTAGCGTTCGGGATCATTGTTCCTCCTCTGCGTGCTCTGCGCGAAAAATCCCCGCCAGGCGCCGGTTGAGCTCGACCAGGTGGTCGTCCACGCTGCCCAGGGCGCGCCCCAGGCGGTCGAGCACGTCGATCAGGTCGGGCACGCCTCCCTCCTCCTCGGCGGCGACCAACCGCACGTCGTCCCAATAGCTGCCGTTGTGCCTGGCGCGATAGCGGCACGCAGAGCGCAGGAACAGGGTGACCCACTCGCCCGTCGCCTGGACCTCGACCGAGACCTCGCGCCACGTGCGCCCATCCCACGCAGGCCGGCTGTCCTGCCCCAGCCACGCCCCCCACACCACGCCCTCGGCAAACGGGTCATCGCCGCCGCCGGGGTCGATCCCCACGCGGCACGCCAGTCCCCCGCCGCTGCCGTCGGTGTGCTCGGACCAGTATTGCACCTGCGCCGAGAGCCAAAGCGCCACGCCGCGCGGCACGCGCACGCGCTGCAGCAACCCGGCATCGTGCGTGCCGAACGTGGTGAACCACTTGCAGCCGCGCTTGCCATCGCACACGCGCCGTGTCTCGGGCTTGTACTCGGGGCGCAGCAGGTAACCCTCCGCGGTCTGCTCGGGCGTGCCCTGCGCCCACCACGGCGTCCACCCCTCGGGGACCGTCAGCTCGCGGATCCCCTGCCAGTTGCGCCAGGTGCCTTCGAAACTGCCGTTTTCCAGCATGGTTTCCTCCCAAAAGGGACACAGATGGACACTGGCTGTCGCTCACAGATTGACCAGGTCCGTGCCCATCTGTGCCAATCAGCGTCTCCAGAACCGATCGTAGAGATTCGCGTTCATCCGTGCCGATCCGTGTCCCCTCGCCTGTGGCGAGGGGTGTCCTCTTGCCCGTGGCGAGGGGCCGGGCGTTTTGCCCTCTTGCGGGCCCCGCTGTTCGCGGGGCGCGGGCGCCACGTGAACATGCCGTCGCGGGTGGTGATCTCGACCGTGCCGTCGTCGCGCGCCACGGTGCGGTAGATGGGCGCGTCTATTTCGAGTGCGCGGATGGCGCGCTGTGTGTTGGTCTGCCGCCGGGACGACGGCGTTCCGGTTGGTTTCGTCATATCTGCCTCCATGTGAGGTTGTGGGCTGGTCATTTTGCCGTCGGGACGACGGCGGTCCGGTTTGGTGGACCACCAGCATCTTGCTGGCTATTCTGCCGTTTGGCCATGATGTTCCTTTCTGTCGAGTGGCCAGACCCTTAGGGTTTCGGAAAACCCTAAGGGTCTTTTCCTATCCCTCAACGAAAGTCAGGACGATGGTGACGTTCTGGGCGGCGGTACCGCTGTCGCCGTCATGATCGAGCGTGAGGACCACGATCGTGCCGTCTGTGATATGGGGGTACTGGCTGTCGGCCAGGGCCCCGTCAAAGTCCGAGAGCGTCTCTTTCTCGACCGGCGTGTTGCTGTCGCCGATGGCGGTGGCGGTGAGATAGCCGTCCGTATCGGCGCTTGAGCCGATAGCCAGGGTAGCGTCCGAGTCGTTGCCGGCGACGGCGGAGACGTGCACCAGAGTACAGTCGCTGGGCACGGTGAAGCGGATGGCGATGTCGGCGGCGAGCGTGCCCGGGATGTGGAATGCGTGCGAAAACTTGCGTTGCATGGTAGACTCCTTCTTGAGACCTGACAGGTTTAAGAAAACCTGTCAGGTCTGGTCTGGGATCTAGGATACGTTGTGCTTGTACAGGCCGCGCCAGTCGGTGGGGCCGACGGCGTACAGGAACCGCACCTTGACCGGCATGACGTCGTTGCTGAACATGAGCCCTGCTCGGGGGTCGGCGACCGAGAAAATCTCGGGCGTGCGCCCGTAGCGGAAACCGAGGCCGATCGAGGGGTAAAGCAGCGGGTCGGCCTGGGCGGCCCAGTTGTTGGTGTCGGTCCAGAACGGGACGGTGATCACGCGCTGGCGGGCGCGGCGCAGCCGCTCGGTGCGGGTTTCGCCTTCGGCGGCGGTGTTGATGTCGTTGTTGGCGGAACCGAGGGCGTTGTCGGTGGCCAGAATCTCGAGGGCGGTGTCTTCGAGGTCGACGGGCACCCACAGCAGGCGCGAGGCGGTGAGCGCGCCCAGGCGCTCGCTGGAGTTGATCTCGGTCTGCTTCATCATTGCGATCTTGGTTGCCTTCCACGCGGCCTGTGAGAGCGCGGTGGACCCGAGGTTGCCGTGATTGGAGGCGTCGAACAGGTTGTTGCTGTCGGACATCGCGGGCCCGGCGCCCGAGTTGGCGGTAAAGATGGCGGCGATGGCCTTGCCCAGAGTGAGCCAGGCGGCCTGCGCCAGGACCTGGGGCGCGGCGCGGATGCGGCGTGTGTCGTCCTTGTCGATGGCCTCCATCGTGATCCCCAGGTAGCCTCCCTTCTTGACGAACGAGGCGGGCCGCCAAGGGTGATCCAGCGGACATCCTGGAGGGTGGCAAAGTCCTGGACGGTGACGGCGGGGGCCCACCACTGGGGATACTGGGCGAACAGGTTGATCACGCGCTTGTTGAGCGCGTTGGCCACCAGCCCGGCCATGGTGGCGGTGGTGACGTTGGCCAGGTAGACGCGCTCCGGGCGGAACACGCCGGTCATCTCATAGTCGCCCGAGAGCAGGGTGTAGAGCTCGCGGATCCCGGTGAGGGGGCGGATCCCGTCGGGGGGCCGGGCGCCGGCGAGCATGGCATCGAGGGCGGCGGTGACCTGGTCGACGCCGGTGAGCATGCCCCCGCTCAAAAGCGGGGTGCCGCGGACGGGGGATCGGGGCGGGGTGCCCATGTCCTGGATCGTCTCGGGCTCTTCGCGCGCGGCCAGGGCCGCCTGCAAGCGGTTGACCTGGACGGTGAGGGCGGTAACCTGAGCGGCGAGGTCGTCGGGCTCCGCGGTAAAAGTGAGGGGTACCTCATGCCCTGCCCCCTCCCCTGCAGGTTGCTCCTCGCGGGTGAGGATCTCGTTGTCGGTCATATCTGTGCCTCCTTTGTGTGTCCCCTCGCCTGTGGCGAGGGGTGTGGGGCTTGTCGCCCCATAGTTCGCGGCCGATAGGGCGGCGCGCACAATCCCGCCCGCCCCCGGCGCGTATACAAAATCCACGCTCTGTGCGTGGACGATCTCGGTCGTGACGTACAGCCCGCTGCCCTCATCGCGCTCGGCCTCGTGGTAAAAGACGGCGGACAGGCCGATCGGGGGCGTGTGGCGACCCGCAGCCCGGTCATCGAGGATCTGGTCGATCAGCCCGCCAATGTACGCACCCGCCCCGTGGGGGTCCTGGTCGTACAGGCGGATCGTGCCCACGAGCGCCCCCTCGGCCTCGCTCCAATGCGCGTCGCCGGTCACCCCGGCCAGGTCGCGCACGCTGGGTGCCTGCCGCTCCCCCCACGCGCCGCACACCTCGGGGTGGTCGAGATAGACCGACAGGCCGTCAAATCTGTGCGCCGCGCGGCGGACCACCTCGCAGGGGATCAGCCACTCGCTCGGCGATCCGTCGGCGCGCTGCACCCGGCCCGGGCGCAGGAACACGCAATCGTATGCCCGGCGTCCTACCTCCGCGTGGGACATGGTCCGCTCCGCGCTACCTGTTCCCGGCGCACCATCGCACGCGGCGACGCCCGCGCGGGCGCGCGTCGCGCGCAGCACGCACCCCGCCATCGCTCTTGCCCTCTCTGCCATCACACACCCTCCTCTCGCCGCGTCCGCGGCCTGTGAAATGCGCATCGTGCAGGACACGATGCACGATCCGCTCTGCCCATCAGGACTGTTGCATCGCAGCCACCTCGTCTTCGCCCAGCACCTCCCCGGCAAAGCGGAACGCCATGCGCGCCGCGGTCGCGTCGTCGATCCACCCCTCGGCCTTCCAGGCCTGGAGGGCGACCGTGACATAGCGCGCTGCCTGCGCGAGAGTGAGGTTGTCGGCGCGGGCGACCTCGGTCGTGGTGACGATCAGTTGCAGATCGCCGTCCGAGGGCATGGTAGCCTGCCCGAGGGCGGCGGCGCGGCGGTAGGCGGTGGCCACCAGGTCGCGCAAGATGGCACAAAAGGCGGCCTGGCGCTGGCTGAAAAAGCGGGCCGTTGGCTCGCCCATCTCTTTGGCAGTGGCATAGTTGACGGTTTCCCCCTCGCCGAGGTAGTGGAGGGCAGCGTTGACGCCGGTGGCGATGGCCATGCGCAGCGTCTGGCCGTCGTCGTAGGCGTCGCCGGCGCCGATCTTGAGCTCGTGCATGGTCACCTTTTCGCCCGGTCCGTGGACATAGATCCCAGCCTCGGTGGGGTTGGAGGTGCGCAGTTGGCGGCGTTTCTGCTCGACCACGGAATCGTCGGCGATCTCGACGTCCATGATCCCCTGGCGAGTGCGCAGGCGGTTGAGCCTGACGCGGTCCTCAAGCCAGGCCTTGTAGCGCATGGCCCAGGGCAGAACGGGCCCCAGGTCCCCCTCGCCGCGTGTCGCGCCGATGGGGCGGTTGACGGCATAGTGCAGCATCAAGGGACGCAGGCGGCCGGCCGATGTGGGCCGGTAGGCGAGGCGGTGGCCGGGGCCGATCCACCACTTGAGCTCGGTCGAGTTCTCCTGTCGCTGGCCGTAGCGCCGCTCGCTCTCATAGTCGTTGGGCGCGGTCTCGATCTCGGCGATCAGGGAAGCGGGGACAAAGCGGACGTAGGACATGCCGTCGATGCGGTTGGTGTGAAGCACGGGGAACAGCTCCCCGGCGCGGGTGAGCTCGTCGCACATGGGTGCCAGGCGCGCGGCCATGTCGTTCTTGGGGTGGGTCCAGAAGGCGCGGACAAAGGCATCGACCTGCGGCAAGCGGCTGGAGACGATGATCCCGTCGCCGACGACGTAGGATGTGATCATTGTGACGACGCGGCGGATCATGAAATTCTTGCGCCAGGCTTCGAGGGCGTCGTCGAGGTCGTCGAGGCGTTCTGACCATGGGCGGTCGGCGGGGCCGGTGGGGGCGTCCCCTCGCCAAGAGCGAGGGGTGCGTGCCTCCCATCCGGGCGAGTCGTCGACGCGGACGGTGACGGCGGCGGCTTCCCCTCGACGCAGGTGAGAGAGCACGGCGGACGTGTCCTGCTCGGGGCGGAATAGTGCGCGCAGCCGGTCTAAGAACGTGCTCATGGCTCCTCCTCCTCACCACCGACCCCGGTCGATGTCGTCCAACGGGTCGGGCATCTCGACCGCGACAGACTCGCCGGTACCGGGCCACGGCTGGCGGTCGAGCACCGCGCACATGGCGGCCGAGATCAACAGGTCGTCGTGGCCCCGCGCGATCGCGCCATCGTAGGCGGGGGCTTCCCACACGCCCCAGCGCATCTGGTGGCCGGGGCCCTGGCTGACCTCGTACTGGCACGCCTCGACCTCGTACCAGAACTGGCGCGTGTCTGCCTCGCCATCCTCTGCATAGTCGCGGTAGCGCCCGGTCTCGACGATGGCGAGGAAATCCCACCCCAGGTCCGACTTGACGCGGGGCGAAAAGGTAACCGGGATCACCCGCTCGCCCAGGCGCGTGGACAGGGCGCTCGCCAGGCCGGCGCCGACGCCGGTGGCGTCCACGACGATCCACACCGGCCGCCACGCGTCCGCCCAGGCCAGCAGCTCGTGGTACAGGCGCGTGTGCGGCGTGCCGATCCACAGGCGGCGCTCGACCGCGCGATAGCGAGGCAGTTCGCCGTGGCGGACCGAGACCTCGACCAGGGTCAGCGCAGTCGCGTCGCGCCTGGGGTTGGCCAACATGGACCGCGTCACCGGATCACCCCCCAACTCGTCCTCGCCGCCCACGTCGATCAGCATCGCATAGCGCCTTCCGGGGGTG